GCGCTAAGGGTGATCAGGGCGATACTGGCGCACAAGGTTCTACCGGAGCGCAAGGATCAACCGGCGCACAGGGTTCTACTGGCGCACAAGGCACAACTGGAGCGCAAGGCACAACCGGCGCGCAAGGTGCTGAAGGACCACAAGGCGACACCGGAACTCAGGGTTCAACTGGAGCGCAAGGTTCTGTAGGCGCACAGGGCTTCCAAGGTGCAGATGGATCGCAAGGCACTCAAGGTTCAACTGGAGCGCAAGGTTCGACTGGAGCGCAAGGCAACCAAGGCACCCAAGGAAATCAGGGCGCTACAGGCGCTCAAGGTTCACAGGGTTTTCAAGGCGCACCATCGGAAGGCTTCACCACCTTTGCGGTTTCAGGTCAATCTGATGTTGTTGCTGACAACCTAAACGACACGCTCACGCTTGCCGGAATCTCAAACATTCAAATCACCACAACCGCTGGAACCGACACGATTTCGGTTGGCGTCAACGAGGATCCAACATTCCACTCGCCAACAGTCAACGGTGACGGCGACGATGTAAACCTTCTTGCCCTCACTAACTCGCATCCGAACTCTCGAATCTCGCTGGACAACACGGCCACAAGTGGACGTGAATACCGAATCATTTCGACAGGCACCGGCTCGGCAATCACCGCTGGATCACTTGCCATTTATGACGCTGACGCTTCTGCCGTTCGACTCCGTGTCGCAGATGACGGAACCGTCTACGTCGTAGGCACACTTGATGCCAACGCTATTGCTGTTACATCCACGACTGTAGTTACGAACCTCAATGCCGATCAGTTGGACGGCCAGCATGGTTCGCATTACTTGGACTGGACGAACACAACCAATAAGCCTGATCCGACGATCACGCTTGGTGGTGACCTCACCGGTTCGGTGACTCTTACTGACTTGGCATCCGGAACTCTTACGGCCACTATCGCTGCGAACTCAGTTGCTCTCGGAACCGACACGACGGGCAACTATGTATCTGACGTTACGTCTGGTACGGGTATAACTGTCACTCACACGCCGGGTGAAGGTTCAAGCGCAGCAATCGCTTTGACGAACAGTTCAGTGACGGTCAATGGAACATCTATTTCATTGGGTGGTTCTGGCACTGTCACGGCTGCTGCCGGAACGCTTACTGGGGCAACGCTGAGTTCTGGTGTCACCGCCTCAAGTCTTACCAGTGTTGGCATTCTTAACAATCTGAATGTAACAACAACTAACGCCGCTACTACGCCTCTAACTGTAAAGGGTGCGTCCCTTCAATCTGGCCCACTTCAGGCTTGGACCAATAGTTCTAGTCAAAATCTTGCTTATGTAGATTTCAACGGCAAAATCGTTTCACTTGAATCCATTCGAGTTGAAGGCGGATCAAGTGCCGCTGAAGTTGGTTATTTTATAACTTCAGCAAATACCACAAAAGGTATTGTTGTTACAGGGCAAAACACACAAACTGCGAATCTTCAAGAATGGGGATTGGTATCTGGAGTTTTGGCATCAGTATCACCTGCTGGCCTTATAACCACAGCAAGCGACATAGCGGTAAATGGTGGGGATATCACCACAACTAGCACAGGAACTGCGACTGTCTTCAACACCAATGCCACTACGCTCAACCTTGGTGGCGCTGCAACAACAGTAAGTATCGGTGCGGGATCAGGCACAACAACCGTAAACAATGCCCTCGTCGTAACCGGCGATCTTACGGTCAACGGAACTACCACAACGGTCAATACAACTACCGTTTCAGTAGACGACAAGAATATTGAACTCGGTGCCGTAGCAAGCCCCACGGACGTAACTGCCGACGGTGGCGGTATCACCCTCAAGGGTGCAACCGACAAGACTCTCAACTGGGTTGATGCTACGGATTCGTGGACATCAAACCAAGACTTTGATCTCGCCTCAGGTAAGTTCTACAAGATCAATGGAACCACCGTTATCGGTTCTACGAGTCTTGGTGCCGGAGTAACTTCATCAAATCTCAATACCGTCGCCACGATTGGCACCGGAACGTGGCAAGGTACAACGATTGCTGGTGCCTACGGTGGCACTGGTGTCGCTAACACGGGCAAGACGATCACTCTTGGTGGCGACGTCACGACATCGGGTGCTTACGCCGTAACCTTTACGCTTACTGGGACAACCTCAGTCACTATGCCAGTTTCAGGTACAGTGATTTCAACACTCAACCCCAATCTCATCGCTGATAACGATCAGTTGATTCTCGCCTCGCAAATCTTCGGAAGGTAATAATGGCTACTTACGCTAAAACAATCTTGAGCGGTTCTACTGATGGGCGTGCCATCAAAGTGGCTGCTACGGCAACGGCTGGAACGACAATCCACACCGGATCGTCAACCGCCTCGACCCTTCACGAGATTTGGCTTTACGCCGTCAACTCCTCAGCGAGTGCCGCCGTGAAACTGACTATTGAGTGGGGTGGGGTTTCTGCTCCCGACGATCACATCGAACTTACGATTCAGCCCGAGTCAGGCCTTGTTCTTGTGGCCCCCGGTCTTTTGATCAAGGGCAATGCAACTCCGCTTGTCGTGCGTGCCTTCGCCGGTACCACGAACGTCATTACAATCCACGGTTACGTCAACACCATTACCTGATCATGAGAGAAGTCAGCCAGTACGTTTCTGAACCTACATTGCAAGTGCCTGTCGGCATGATTGTTATGTATGGGTCAGTAACCAACATTCCAAAGGGTTGGTTGTTGTGTAATGGCACAGGCTACGCAACTACTACTTATCCTGCACTTTTTGCTGTGATCGGAACAACCTACGGTTCAAGTGGCGGTTTTCAAGTCCCAAACTTTACAGATCGCATTCCCGTTGGGGCGGGTGGAACAGCAACTGGCGCTCTCACGGGGACAAACGGCGCAGGCCTTGGCATTACCGAAGCGGGCTTGGGTCGGGCTATCGGTTCAACTGGCGGTCATGCGTCGGTGCAACTTACTACTACCCAGTCCGGAATGCCCGGCCATAGACATACTTACACTGATTTCTATCGATCTACGGGAATCATCGTTTCAAGCGGATCTACAGGTATTGCTTCAAACTCTCAATCGGAAGTCACACGAGCCACAACAAGTAATCCCGCTGACGCAAGTGCAGTATCAAGTCATACCAACCTTATGCCCGGTTTGACTATTGCCTTTATTATTAAGGCGACATAATGGACGAGTACGTTTCTAGCCCAGTATCTCTTGATCGTTTCCTGTTTCCAGTTGGAACTATTTTGAACTGGACGACAACAACAGTCCCAAAGGGGTGGCTTCTTTGTGATGGTACCGGCTATGCGATAGCGACGTATCCGGAACTTTATGCAGCGATTGGAACCAGTTTCGGCTCATCTGGCGGTTTTCAAGTACCAAACTTCTCATCAAGAACGCCATATGGCACTGATGCCTTCGTCGGCGCAACTGATGGTGTGGCTACCGTTACTCTCACCGGCGCTCAAACGGGTTTTAAAAATCACTTCCACAATACATTTGACTTCAGCACTGAAGGCTTTAGCCTCGCTGACACCGGAAGTAGTGCTTCGGCTGCTTTCAACAGGGTTGATGTGGGTGGGTCCACAAGTACGGCTGCTACGGCAAATGCTGCTTCTTCTCATAACAACCTTCAGCCATACAGATCGTTGAGTTTCATCATTAAGGCTTTCGGATGAACAGAAACCAAGCATCACGGCCCGTGTCTCAACAAACCCGAAAGATACCTGCCGGACTCGTAAGCATTTGGCCCTCAAGCACCATTCCACCGGGTTGGTTGTTGTGTAATGGGAGTGCGTATGACATAGCAACATATCCGGCTCTTTATGCTGCCATCGGAAACACCTATGGAAGCGCATCGCCCACCTTTTTAGTTCCCGACATGAGGACATTTGTGCCTTATTACACTGGAACATTGAATGCCACGGGCGGTACAAGTACCGAAACCCTTACGGCTGCCCAATCCGGACTGGTTGGTCACGCCCACACCTATGTAGATTTTTATCACAACAGTCAATACACAAACGTCACCGACAGTGGCAGCGGAGTTTCCGGCATCCGAAACGCCGCTAGCGCCACGGAAACATCAACCGAACTCGTAATCGGAGTTACTGGTTATGATGCGGGTGTTGGAGCCTCTGCGGCGCATACAAACCTTCAGCCATACCTTCTAATCAACTTCATTATAAAAACGTAGGAGCATCATGGGACTTGAAAATCTTCCAGACAGCACACGACCCGCTGAAATCTTTGGATTCAAACCAAGGCAAGTTTTTGACATGGATCTTGGTGCGCGCTCATGTGGTTTTGAAAGCGAAGCAGACCTTCTTGAGAATGGCACAGAACGAGACAGAGAACGCCTTCGGCTTCATGCTGAAACGTGGCAAGAAAACAATGACCAGATCACTGACTGGCTTGAAAACCACATGAAGACGGCGCAGGCCGTTGTTGACTTGGATGCTCGTCTTGACGTTCTGGAACTACGAACCTCTGAGCAGGCTGCACGCATTCGCGCTCTTGAGGCTCGAATCGGGATTGAATCTATTGATAAGTAGGCGGTACTGATCTAGAGTCACCACATGGACTCTGGCCTTATTTCCGTATTACTTATTGGCAACAAGTCGCCCGTTGAAGAACTCGTACTGAACAACACAGCCCAATACGAGGCTGACGGATTCTCCGTATCTGACATCCTCGACGACAGCGACATTGACTTCGTACTAGCGTCGCATCACTACAGCGTGATCTGCACGTTCGGTGACGCTGCGGACTATCCGAATCTGAATAGGCAATCTATTGAGGTTCGGAAGCGTTGGCTGCACTACGACTCTGAAGTTTCTTTAGCCGATGTTGCCCACGATGTGATGGGCGCATATATGAGTACGGCGACTCGGAAGCGTTTTCCTGAAACACCCCTCGTTTCGGTGTTTACCCCCACCTACAACACAGGTACCGGTCTACTCCGACCGTATAAATCTCTCTGCGAACAAAACTACGACAACTGGGAATGGGTCATCTACGACGACTCCCCCAACGACAAGACATTTGAAATCGCCAAAAGCCTTGCCGCCCATGATCGTCGAATCAAAGTCTTCAAAGCAGCAACCCCCTGCGGGCGTATCGGTGAAGTGAAACGTCGATGCTGCGGACTCGCCAGCGGATCAATCTTCGTAGAACTTGACCACGACGATGAACTCACCGTCAACTGTCTAGGCGACATCGTTGAAGCCTTCCGGACATTCCCCGAGGCAGGCTTTGCCTACACCGACTGCGCCGAGATTCTTGATACAGGCGAAAATGCCACCTATCCGGACGGATACGCATTTGGCTTCGGCTCGTACCGCTACGAGGACTACAGAGGCCATACATACGCCGTGGCGAACTACCCGTCCGTGAACGCCAAGACGGTACGTCATATCGTGGGGATGCCGAACCATGCTCGAGCCTGGACTCGCGAGGCGTACTCGGCAGCAGGCGGACATAACCCCGAGGTTCATGTGGCCGACGACTACGAACTTTGCATCAGGACATTTCTCACCACTCGGATGGTCCACATTAAGAGGCTTGGTTACATCCAGCACATCAGCACGTCAGGTACCAACACTCAGCGGATTCGCAATAAAGAGATCCAGCGACTTGTCAGATATTTCGCTTACCGATATGACAAGGAAATCCATGACCGGTTTGAGGAGCTTGAAGTGGACGATTATATTTGGACCGTTGCAGGCAATGACTGGTCCTTGAAGCCAAGCGACAATCACGAAGCAAACCTCACTTTTGGTGAGAACACAGAACAGGATTAACTTATGGACATTGAAATTCAGTCACAAGATCTAATTGATGCGATTTCAGAGCGACTTGCCAAAACAGTCATTGAACTTGAAACCACCAAGCTCGCATTGCGTCAAACTCAAGAAATGGCCAATAGCGCGACTCGGGCGCTGAATGAAATCATGGCCGAACACCATAACCCTATTGAGTTGACCAATAAAGCAGTTCAGCTCCATGAAACCAAGGAACACCCGAGCGCCGAGTGATGAATGTCCTTGACGACTCAATCGTCTGGCATGACGATGGACATGTGATTTGGCTTGAAATTAACAGGTCCGATTTAGCCGTACTTGGCGTGCAGTGTCCCAACAAAGATGACCCCGACTCTGCATGTCGCTTGTCTCGAATTCAATGCTTGGTTGAGTATTTCATCATGCGATTTGGACTTGAGTGCAATG